AAACCGGAGCCAGCCGTGATGTGCGGTTTACAAAGGAGGAAGTTTCTAAGCTGTTTCATTTTATTGATGCCGAGCAAGCGCTGGCATACGCAGAGAAAATTAAAAGTGTTGGTACATTTTTCACAATTCAGTAGTTATGAAAGGTTATTTATTAGACGCTCAAAGCAAGACTATTCACTTGGTAGAAGTGGGTGGTGTAGGTTCGGCTCATCATCTTATTGGGCCAAACACAGAAGGGCTGATTGAGGTTCTTCGATTTAGAAATGGCGATGCGGTTTTCGCTGATTCTTGTGGCTTTTGGAACGAGAATCCACTTGTTAGTGCAGAATCAATGGGGCTTATTTGCAGCGACATGATATGGACTGATGTACGGCCATTTTTTAGCCGAGTATTGGTCTTGGGTTGTAGCAAGGATTCTACAAATTGTGGTTATGATAGTAATTGTGATGTACGCAGCACTTTGGACGAAATCATGTTTTGGACAAGGTTTTTCCCTAAAGAATTGGGAATGCAATGGCTGAATTACAATTACATGGAAGATATTTAGTTTGCATGACTAAATGAGTGTTTTACAACTTTGTTCTGTAAAGGTGGTCGCTCTTAGCGGCCATTTTTTTTATGGTTTTCGGCCAAAGTATCTCGCTTGAGTAGCCCCGTGTGCGTGCCAGCGTCTTTTCTCCCGCGCCCATCCATCCCCGCCCTCGCCCCTTCGCGCTGCGCCCTGCGCCCACCCGCGCCCTGCGCCCCTTACACACCCGCACATACATATATGTAAGCCCGCGCCCTCGCCGCTGGCACGAAACCATCCTGCTGGCTTTTCGCCGAACTGCTGGATGGCTGGATTTTTGATTTTCGCTCCGGCTGGCTTGCTGGCATATATGGCTATCGCCTCCGCAATCGCCGCCTGACAGCGTTTTGCCTCGCCGATGGTATATTGACACCGCCGCAACTCCGGCGCTGTGCTGAATGGCTTTTGTGGCCGCTTTTGCTTTTTGTGTATATTTGAACCGTAAGCTGTTTTTTCATACTTGCCACCATCGCAGAAGATTTATCCCACTTCAAAGCGGTGGTGGTTTTTTTTGTAGGCTGGCAAAGTCAGGACAAAAAAATCCGGTGCGTTTTTTTTGCGGCTGGCTGAAGAAAAATATGAATCAGGTTTTGCCGCCATATATCTCGCTTGAGTAGCCCGGCCCGGCCATCCCCCGCGTGGCGGGCGCGTGTGCGTGTGTGCGCGCGTGTGCGTTATGTTCGCAACAAAAATCCAAAAATCCAAAAAAATTATGCGGTTATTGAAAAAAAACATAACCGGCCGGCTGGCGGTCGTTTTTCGCGCCGCCAGCGCCAGCCAGCCAGCGCCGCGCCGCCTCACATACAAGCATAAGGCAAGCGCGCCGCCGCCGCCGGCGCAAGGTCAAAGCCGGCCAGCCGGTCAGGTAGGTAAGCGCCGGCCAGCCGGTCAGGTAGGTAAGCGCCGGCCAGCCGGTCAGGTAGGTAGGCGATGGCCAGCCGGTCAGGTAGGTAAGCGCCGGCCAGCCGGTCAGGTAGGTAGGCGATGGCCAGCCGGTCAGGTAGGTAAGCGCCGGCCAGCCGGTCAGGTAGCCAGCGCCGGCCAGCCGGTCAGGTAGGTAAGCGCCGACCGGCTTTTTCGGCACAAAAACAACCGTGCTTTTTTGTTTTTTGTAAGTTGTTGATTTTCAGTCAAATGCGCTCAAATTTTTTTTTGGTATCAAAGTATCAAAAACGCCTTTCGTCGTTTATAGCGCGATTCAGAGGCATTCAGCGCGATTCTTATTTTTTTGGTAGTTTTTTCTAAAAATTTTGGCAACTACCTGACAGGCCGGCGGCTGAAAAAATTTTGTGCATTTTTTTTGCAATAAAAGAAAATTGCTATATTTGCAGCGCCAGCCGGCACGCCGCCGGCAGCTAAAAAACAGTAAAACACTAAAAATCAGCTAGTTATGCAAAACAAACCAACCGCCGCCGCCGCTTTCGGGATGATTGCCGCCGCCGCTTTCGAAACAATCAACAAAGGTGCATCAAATATCCTTGCCTTAGAAGAACGGCAGCTATTTGAAAATACCGCATTACACGCCTTGCGCCGTATCAATGAAAAAGCGCCGGCAGTAGGTCAGTCTTTTACGGATGCCGTGCGGCTTTTCGGATTCAATGAAATAGACAAGGCAATGCGCATTTTCCGCAAAGCCGCCGCCGCCGACATTGCCGGCGTGTGCGATTTTTGGCAATACCTGACCTTTGCTAGCGCCTTTCATTCTTACCGCAATGCATTGCGGCGCGGCATGGTAAGTATGACAGAATTGCGTAACGGGCGTTTTTTAAAGGAATACAGCCGCGGCGCGTCGGAAGATTTGGGCGGCTTTTTCAGGGTGTTTTCAAAAGAAGACTATCGCCTTGCAATCGCCGACTCCAGCGGCGCAATGGCAGTGGTGCGCAAATCGGATACTTTCTTTTGCCCTATCGCAAAAGAGTGGGCGCGCGATGCCTTTTCATCGCGCATCTACACGCGCAATGATGAATACATCACAGCCGGCGCGCCGCACCATAACGGCGTAGGATATAATGACTATTGCGCTTTGATGGTCAGCGATTATGCTTTGCTGCATTACCATTACGGCGAGTATAGCTATGTTGATTTTTACCATGCCATTATATTGGGTGCTGAAATGTCAGAATTTGATGTTTACACCTTTGCAGAGTGCGGCAATTATGGCCATATTACAGAAGGCTATTTTTGGGCTGATGGTACATTTCACAGCCAGCCCGAAGGTCAGGTTTGCCGGCCAGCCGATGCGGTCAGCGGCTATCACAGCAATTCGCGCCTTACCAACACGCCGGTAAGATTCAGCCGTAACGCGCCTTATTTGGTCGGCTTTGAGGTTGAAAAAGAAGACATTGCTGTAAAGTGCAGCATCCGGCATTCAGATTTTCAGCGCGAATTGCCGAATTTTCGCAAAGAGCGCGACGGCAGTCTTTGCGACCGCGCCGGCTTTGAGTTCATAACGCCGCCGCTGGAATTATCGCCGCGCAATATCCGCGCCTATCTTGAGGCGCGTCCGGTCGCGGTTGCGCATATCAACGCGGCATTTTCAACCAAGTGCGGCGGGCATATTCATATAAGCCGCCGCGGTTACAATGGCCGCCAATTATTTGAAATGATTTCAGGACACTTGCCGCTTTTGCACGCGCTTTTTCCGGCGCGCGCCGATGGCAATAATAGCCGGTATTGTGAGGCAAAAAGCGCCGCGCAATTACTACTAGACCGCGAAAAGTACCAATCAATCAATATCTTAAACGACCGGATTGAAATTCGCATTTTCGGCGCTGTGCGCGGTCTTGACAATTTGATTTGGCGGGCTGGTTTAGTCCTGAAAATGTTTAAGCACGCCGCCAGCACGCCGGCGGTCGGTTATGAAAAATTGCCGCGCTTTTTCGCGCACTTGCGCAAGGTGTACACTACGCCGGTTGAAATGGAGGCGCTGATTAAGCGCGTAGAAAAATACGCGCGCAAATTTGAAAGTTACCGGCCTGATTGCGGCGCGGATGCCGCCGGTCTTATTACCGACCTTGCGCGTTTCAATACTTACCGGCCGGCTACATCGCGCCTTGCGGCCAAAAAACAATCTGTAAATTCCTAATTTTCAATTTCTTATTTCTTATCTTTTAATCTTTTAAATTTTATCTTTTATGTGCATTGCAATTTTTAACAAATCTTCTGTTTTGTCTTACGACACAATCCGCAATTCGTTTGAGAATAACAATGATGGCGCGGGCTTACTTTACATCGAAAACGGCGCTTTGCAAGTGTTTAAGGAATCAACATCGCTCAAACGCTTTTGGAAAAAGTACAAAGCAATTCGCGAAAATAACGCGCTGCCTATGTTGCTACATTTCCGGATAGGTACGCACGGCAACTTTGCCGATTACAACTTACATCCGTTTTTGGTCAATAGTCAGATTGGCTTTGTGCATAACGGCGTAATCCGGATTACCGAAACAGATGCGCGTTACTCTGACACAAACCACTTTAACCGCCTTGTGCTGCAAACCATGAAAACGCCAGCGCGCATTTTCAAAGATGGAACAAGTGAGGCGGCGCTTGTGTCGCATTTTTGCGCGCATAATAGTAAGTTGATTTTTTTGAATGCCGCCGGCGATTACCGCATTTTTAATGAGGCGCAAGGCCATTGGGATAAGGTCGGTAATTGGTATTCAAATAACACCTATACCGCGTGCAATTACCGCGATTTCGGCGGTCAGCGCGTAGTAAGTAAGTCGGTCGGGCGCTCTTACTCTTACTACACCGGCGGCGGGTATAATGATTGGTTGAATGATTCAAAGCCGGCACAAGTAACTAAGGCGGCCAGCAATCCGGCAAAGCCAGCCGCAAAAGGCGGCGTGAAAAGCAGCGGCAATGTTCCAGCGGCTATTGCCGACATTACCGGCGCAAAGCCAGCGCCAGCGCCTACCTTACCGGCGCGCACTTACGCGCCCGACTATCGCGCTGAATGTCTTGCGCTACTTGGTTATGGTGCGAATGATTTAGGCGCTGAATCAGCGCTGGCCGATGCCATGCAAGAAAATACTTGCTATTCATACGGCGCGCTTTACGCCGCCTTGCTTTACAGATAAGCGGCCAGCCAGCCAGCCAGCAAAGAAAGCGCCAGCAATGGCGCTTTTTTTATGCCTTTTTCTATTTCGATTTTTAAGCGCCTTGTAAGCGCTTATTTTTTTGTTGGTAATATCAGAAATCAGCCGGCAAAAGAAAGCGCGCCAGCGATGCCTTTAAATGCGAAATTCAGGCAATATCCGGCCAGCTATCAAAGCCGCTTTTTCAGCGCCTTACTTTTTGCCAGCCGGTAAGGTCAGGCCAGCACGCCAGCGCCAGCCGGTAAGGTAAGCGCCAGCCGCGCCGCTGATTGCGCCGGCAATCGCGCAAGGATTGCACAAGTAAGCCAGCCAGCGCCAGCCGGTCAGGTCAGGCGGTCAGCACGCCAGCAATGCCAGCAATGCGGTCAGCGGTCAGGTAAGGCGGTCAGCACGCCAGCCGGTCAGGTAAGGCGGTCAGGCGGTCAGCGGTCAGCCGGTCAGGCGGTAAGGTCAGCGCCAGCCGGTCAGGCGTAAGGCGTTTCGTTTCGGTCAGGCGGTCAGCGGTCAGGCGTTTCGGTCAGCAGTCAGGTCAGGCGGTAAGGCTGGCAGTGGTCAGGTAGGTAGGTAGTTTTTTCCTTTGCCGGTCTGCCAAAAAAAACGCGCGTGCAAAAGTAGGCCGCGCGCAATCCGGCCGGCGCTTTGTGCGCAATCCGACCGACCGCCAGCCGGCGCGCAAAGTCAGGACGAAAATGCGCGCGAAAAATCTGAATTTGAATATTCAAATAACCGAATTTCCGCGTAGCAAAGCGCAAAAACCCGCTCAATTCGCTGGAATCGCGGTTTTTGGGCGAAAAAGTACCCCATGCCCGAAATAAGCAATGTTATCGGCCTACCCCCCACCCCCCCCCTAAATATCAACGCCGGATTGACCTCTCTCAAAAGTAGGCTTTGTATGGGTGGCGATGTATATTCATTGTATGGGCTTTGCATTGGCTTTGTAGCGCACGGCTTTTGTTGGCAATGCTCCGCATTGGTTTGGCAATGGTGTGTCTTTGTAGGGCTTTGTAGGGCTTTGATTGGAATGTCATACGCTGGTTTAGCGTATTTGAGGGGTGTTTGTGCGTGTTTATGTGGTTAGCAATGGAATCCATTTTGAAATGAATGGATTTTATGGGGAATGAGTGGGGGGGGGGTCTTTTTTAAAAAAACGCAAAATGGCCTTGGGTTAAAAATGGATTGTTTTTAGCCTTAGTTTTGGGGATGCCATTGAAGAAGGGTTATTCGCGGAAAAGCGTTAGTTCCAACATTAAGACGGAGATGAAGGCAGGGAGGCCGCAGAAGCAAGCGGTCGCTATTGCGTTGGATGTTGCTCGGCGTGCGAAGGCGGCTACCAAGATGGGTAAGACGCGGAAGCGCAAGGGCTAATGCTTGAGGGGGCGTATTCGGCTGGTAGCTGGGTGCGCCCCTATTTTATATCACGCAATATTGCGGAAATGGGATAGTTAGCGGTCATTGCTAACATCCGTTACTTCTATACTGAAACTATCCAAAGCAATAATTTCTTGCCCATTTTCTGTTTCCGAACCGATAATAGACTTTGGGTATTCAATAAGATATTTCATAAAGAACTCCGTCCATTCGGCTTTGTTTTTTGGCTCAATGTCATCGTCCATCCAACTTCTACAATCTAACTCAACTGTCATTTTTATTTTCATTTTCGTTTCATTTACCGCACCGAACCGCTAACAAGGCATATACGCTACCCCTGCGGATGATACGCTGTTAAACTTTTGTTTTTCAATTACGGGGCAGCGTATATGCCCCAACCGTTATAAGCCATTTTTGAAATACTCCCAATTATTACTTATTGCCCTCATCCATTCTTTACACTCAAACCTTAGCCTTTGTCGGTCTTGTTCTGCCATTAATCCAAAGTCGTGCCTATAACTCAAACACACATTATCAATAAATGTATCTGAATTAAAACGGCTTACAACAGCACCTAAACAAGATGGCTGGCTTTGTGCTTCGTCTGAAAGTTTTTCGTTTAAATTATCCATTGTTCTTCGTATTAAGTTTCGAGGTATAATCAGCCACCTCGTTTAGCCGCAAAACGTTATAAGCAAGCCGCTACGTTCCTGCTTCGTTTGACAATTCCGTTTCAAAAGAATTAAAAAAAAGCCCACCGCACTCTTTAATACGAGTTTCAATAATCTTACAATATTCTTCTGAAATTTCACTGCCAATGTATTTTCTGTTGTTTAAAATCGCCATTTTAGCCGTTGTTCCACTTCCCATAAAACAATCGTAAATCAAATCATTTTCATTGCTCCAAGTAATAATATGGTCGTTTGCTAATTGTTCAGGGAAAGGTGCAGGATGTTCAGTATTTTTTTGTGTATCAAATCGCCAAATATTGTTTCTTTTTCCAAATGGCTTTCTTTCCACTATCCTGTCTTTTCCTTTGCCTGTTTTGTCAAGTCCTCCATTCACCTTTACAGTTCCGCTTTTAACTTTGTTTTCCCTATCACAAATTAAGTTCGTTGTTTTTGGCATCCCTTTGGTTAGTATAAACATATACTCAAAGTTTTGTCCATAAAACTTATTACTACCTAAACAACCGCTTCCAGTCTTTTCCCAAATCATAGTTTCTACATTGAAACCAATTTGATTAAAGAACAAAACTTGCCTTAAAGATGTAAGTGTTTCACTTCCGTTCTTTGTGGCATCGTTTACATTCCAAACAACAACACCGCCTTGTTTCGTTACTCTGAATAATTCCTTTGCTACATTTTCAAAGTCAAAACAATATCCATTGTAAGTTCTTAAATCATCGTAAGGCGGTGAAGTAACCGTTAAGTCAATGAAATTATCAGGCATTTTAGCCATTGTATCAAGGCAATTTTCGTTGTATATTTTATTTATTTCCATCCCTCTTTTTTTTAATTCTTTTGTTTATTGCTTCGATTTAAGTTTTTCGTTTAATTAACCGCAGCCAGCTTATAACACTGCATTGGCAAAATAGCCGTTTCAGTGCTGTTATTGGGCTTTGTTCTTCTATCATCATTTGTGCTGTATTGAAAAATTGTAATTCTATTTCGGCTACTTCGCCAATGCTTTTACGTTATCAGCAATACTAATCACCATAAGTTTTCTCATAATACTCAATAGCCCTATCGAATCCTCTAAAGGCAAGGTTCATGGAAACATAAGCGGCTTCGTGGGCATCAATGATTTGGAATCTCTCCATTTCAAATGCCTCCTTTATAGCATCCTCGGTAATAAGGCCGCGACATTTAATATATTGGTCTAAGAGCCAACTAACTGCCGTTTGATTCTTCTCCATATTTATTTTCATAATATCGTATTCCGTCATCGTGCTTCCACACATTTTTAAGCACATAAGTTCTTGCTTCATCAAATGAATCAATTATCTGCTCCTTCTCCATTGCTTTGGCTTTGGCGAATAGTTTCTGATAATAACCTGAATCATCTGTAAACAAGGATGGTAGGTTTTCTTTTAGCCACTCCACTGCCGTTTGATTCTTCTCCATAGGATTCGTTATGGTCTATCATCTATAAAAACTCTATCAAAGTATTCTTCTGCGTCCTTATAGACATCAAGGATTTCGTTGGCTTCATCGACTACGCCCTGCGCGTAAGCGTCCATGATGTGTTGTTTTTCCATTTGAACAGCGCGTTCAAAATCCCAAAGGTTAGGCGCTTCGCGTTTTCCCTTTTGGTAGAGTTGAAATACGCTGTAAAGCCATTCGGTTGCGAGTTCAGTTGCCATAGGTATTGTTAAAATATATTTCAGAATCTATGTCTTCGCGTCTTCCTTGTATGTCCATTTGATAGTTATACTCATCCTCTGCGCCATTGGAATAGGCATCCATTATTTGCTCTCTTTCTAAACCAATGGCTTGCTGGAATAATCCTTCAAAGGAAGCGCGTTGGTCGGGGCTTAGATGGTCGTTAAGGGCTTCTTGCAGCCATATAACGGCTTGCTTGTCTTTCTGTGCCATATTAGTTTTTCTTAAATGTGTTTTTAAAGTATAGGATTGGGTTTGGTATTTGCTTTCTGATTCCTGCGTTGTGTCCGGCGTTAAAGGCGTTGTATATGGCATATCGAAAATGCTCTGCATCTACCATGGCAAAATTCTTCTTTTGGTCGGCAAGCGCAGCCTCAAGTACCCTAAGTGCGTACTTGATGTCATCAGACTGCGTTTTTTTGTCCTCCATGCGTTCTTTTATGGTAGCAATAGCCTTCTCAATCGGAGTGGTCATTGTGATATTTTGCGCAAAAAAAGTTAAAATTGCAGAAAAAATAAAATTTTTATGCAGAAAATGAAAATCGGTTCCATAAAGGAGAACCCAAACAATCCAAGATTCATCAAAGATGAACAATTCAGAAAGCTGGTAAAAAGCCTTAAAGATTTTCCTGAAATGGCGGAGGTCAGGCCGATAGTTGTAAATCAGGACATGGTGGTTTTGGGTGGAAATATGCGTTTAAAGGCCATGAAAGAGGCTGGATGGCGTGAAGTTCCGGTTGAGGTTGTGGATTGGAGCGAGGGTCAGCAGCGTGAATTTATCATAAAAGACAATGGTTCTTTCGGGGCGTGGGATTGGGATATGCTGGCAAATGAGTGGGATATTGACCAGCTTGAAGAGTGGGGTTTGGATATGCCAATTTTTGCGGAAGATGAAAATGAGGAATTGGGATTCGGTGAAGGCGAAGGTGTAGAAGTTGAATTTGAGGAAGGGGATTTGATTGAAATCGGCCCACACCGGATTTTAGTTGGCTCCGGTTTAGATGATTTTACCGTAAAAAATATTTTGCAGGGCGATAAGCCAACGCAGACCTCCGGCAGCCCCGCGTTTCAGAATTTATTCCTTGACTACTCCATGGGAGATTTAGACAAATGGATGGGCGCACACGCGATGAATATCAGGTATTATGGTATTGCGCGTAAGCCGGGCGATGTTGAATCGTGGGTAAATAAATGGTCAAAAAAGTTCCCTGACATGGAAATCAGAAGGAATGGTAGGAAGATTGGCTAAAAGCGGCCTTATTTTGCAGTCTTAAATTTAATCTAAAAACAACCTTATGCCAAGAGGCGATGTAGGCCCATTGAGAAAACATCAATGGAAAAAGGGGCAAAGCGGCAATCCTAAAGGAAGGCCAAAAAAATTGCCAGACCTTAAAGAAGTGCTAATCAATGTTTTAGCAGAAACAAAAGAAGGCAAGATGGCAATAGAGGCTATCTTGATGGCTATGCGACAAAAAGCCCTGAAGGGGGATGTGCGCGCAGCCGAACTTCTTTTGGATAGAGGATATGGCAAAGCGAAGCAGGAACATGATGTGCTGGCGCAGTTCACCAATGTAATCATGCCGCTACCGCCGCCCAATCCCACGCTGGAGATAACCGGAACGGAGTTACAGCCACAGAAAGAACGCCGTGCGCTGGATGCGCATGATGACGAGGCTGAAATAGAGGAATAATACAATGATTTTGGGTATCGGCTTCGGAAAAGTCGATACCCATACTAAAAAAAATACAATCAATGCCTTTATTGGACTTGAGCAATCCCGATTTGTGGAATCCCAAATACCTACCAGCCATTACGCGGCCAAAGATTCACAATATCCTTTTTGGAGGCGCTGGTAGCGGGAAAAGTCAGACCATGATTCAATACTTTCTTTCAGAGATATTGAACCATGACGAAAATGAAAACGAAACTTATGTAGTGCTGCGTAAAGTGGCGGCAACCATAAGGACTTCGGTTTATATGGACTTTAAGAACAAGATATTTGAGTGGGGTTTGAGCGACCTTGTGCAAACCTTTGATGGCATATTTGAAATCCGGTCGCGCTCCAACCGGATTATCTTTATGGGAGTGGATAATCCTGAAAAGCTAAAGTCGCTTACCCAAGCCAAATACATTTGGGTAGAAGAGGCTACGGAGTTGAGCAAAGAGGATTATATGCAAGTTACCCTGCGTTTGCGCGGGGTAAGCAAGCACACCAAGAGGTTCTTCCTGACATTCAATCCCGTTTCCGATAGCCATTGGATAAAGGAGCGATTCTTTGATAACCCACCAGCCCTTGAGCGTGAGAAAATTCTAATATGCCACAGCACCTATAAGGATAGTCTGCGTTTTCTTGACCGCGAATATCCAATCAGGATGGAAGCCCTAAAGGAAGTGGACTATACCTATTGGGATGTCTATGCAAATGGGAATTGGGGCGTGTGGGATAGGGAAACGCTTTACGCGCAATACTTTGAAGAATCGATTCATGTGGTGGATGCTGAAATCCGTGCGCATCCCGAATACGACCTTTACTTATCCTTTGACTTTAACATTACAAACACTTGTATTGTTTGCCAATTCTCAAAAAACGCCGTAGGTAATAAGCACTATGCGACCATAAATGTTTTGAAGACCTACCGGATTGGCGACCTTGGCGATATGTGCGAAATGATACGCAGCGAATATCCGGGAATGCGATACATCATCAACGGCGACCCTGCTGGTCAGGCGAGGTCTGCGTTTACCAGCGGCAATATGTCTGCTTATCAATTGATAGCCAACTATATGCAACTGACAATGAACAACATACAGATTATGCGTTCTTCTCCTTCGCACTTAAACACGCGGATTGTGGACACGCTTCTTTTTAGCAAGGCCAAGATTCGAATCAGTAAGCCCAACAATAAGATTCTCATTACAGACTTAAAGGAGGCGAAGGTCGATAGGCGTATAAGTTTGGACACTTGGAAGCAGCGCAATCCTGACAAGTCGCACGCCTTAGATGCTTGGCGTTATTTTTCTTTTGCAAATTTTTTTGAAATTGCATCCGATTACAATATTCGAAAGTTCAATGCTAAAATGCTGCAAGAATAAATACCAATACTGCGATTCTTTCGTTGGTTGCCCCGAGTGTATCATCATTCGGGTTCCATATGGGTATATTCAGGAAACAATCATTATCCGCGTGATAAAAAACAATCAATCGGCGTGGGAATTTGAGGTTTCAATTGACGAAAATCTTTTCGCTACCATTTGTTCGGCTGGAACGCTGAAGAATTGGCCTGAAGGATTTATAAATCCTTATGGCGGTTCTTATGAAATTCAATTCTTGGATGCTACCACTACCGAAGTGATTGACTTTACCATCGGCGGAACTACTTATGATGGCATTGATTTGCCACTTGTTCCCGGCAGCGCTGAGCAGCCAAACTTTATTTTAGACTTGTTTCCTTATGAATAACCAAAAAAATGCTTTTGAATCTTCTTGCGGCAAAGGTCGGCGTGGCTGCTGTATTATTAGACCTGACGATGATAGCAACCATGTCATCTTGCTTGACATTGTTTTTGGACTACCTGATGGACAACCATCCATTCGGTCAATGGTATCTATCCCAATTAAAGAAGCTGCCGGAGAACTTAGCGAAACCGCTGGGTGAGTGTCCGGTGTGTTCCGGTGCTTGGCAGTTTCTTTTTATTTCATGTTTTGTCTTTGAATACCCAGCTTATTTATGTTTAGTCTTTTTAGGCGTAAACCATCTGTTAATCCGATTTATGATATTCCTGACGAGCAAAATCAAGCCATAGTAGAGGCAGAGGCTCCAAAGGTTCCAAAGTATAATGGTTCTGCGCCAAAAGAGCGATACGACCAAATTGAATACGCCTTTACTTCAGGCGGCGTTCATTATTTTAAGTTTAATGCCGAGGTCAATATTCCGTTCCAGCGGGCTATCGCAGCGCGTGATATTTTGACCGAAGAGTTGTGGCAGATAAATCCTGATTTTTTACGCGGTTGGGTTGAGGGCGTTCTTGGGCTGGTTGTTAATGGCAAGGTTACTGCCGACAAAAAGATATTTGACATTGGCATCATGGCAACCCGCCTAAAGGAACAACTTGAGTTAAGTTTTAGCCTTGTCCGGCAGATGAAGCTGGCTACCGTTATTTATTTTGATGAATACGAAAACCCATTGGACTATCAGTACCCATACAATCAGCAGAAGATGAAAAGCTGGATGGCTAATAACGATGTTCCGGGTTTTTTTTTGAAAATGCTGGACTTTCAATCAGTTCCCTCTTTGAAAGAATTGGAGGCGAATTTCCCGAACTTTTTGCAAGCGGAAACCGCTCAAAAAATAGCCGACCTGAAACATACTATTTCTCTCATGTCATCGGGGAAGGAAAGCGAAGATTTGCTGAATCTTTTAAATTCGCAGATGGAGATGTTGTTAGATATAAGTTCTTGGTCGAAAGACCAATTTACGAATACTATATGATGTATAATCATTGGCTAACTGAAAAGAAAAAGGAAAAAAGATTAAACAAATAGAAATAGGTAAAGCGTAAATGCCCCGCCAATATTGGTGGGGTTTTTATTTACTTTTGTTCAAAATAATAAGAGCCATGCCAATAGTTTCAAGTAATGAGATTCATGTTAAGTATGTCTTAGACACAAACCAGCTTCAGGCGGCCACCCAAGCCATGAGTGGCATTACCGCCGAAGAGCGTAAACTGCTTGCCTCATTAAAACAACTACAAGACCAGCTTAACAATGCGGGTTCTACCGGAGCCAGCGCCGGAAACAAAATAGCTGGGTCGTTCGCTAACATTAACGATGTTGTAAAGGCGCTTATACCTACGCTTGGGGCCGCCTTTGCCGCTGATAAACTTAGGCAGTTTGCTCTTTATGCTTTTGAAACGGCGAAACAATTCGAGCAAATGGGCAAGACGCTTGCGTTTGTTACCGGAAGCACACAAAAGGCGCAGCAGCAACTTTCCTATATGACTGCACTTGCGCAGCAATTGGGTTTAAATGTTCGCGCTCTTACTGATGGATTTAAAGGATTTGCAGCAGCAGCCTCTTTTGCTGGTGTTTCTCAAGAAAACATCAACCGACAAATGGTCGCATTTACAAAGGCGGCAGCGGCACTATCTATGAGCGCAGAAGATACTAAGTTGATGTTCAGCGCTTTAGGCCAAATGTACTCAAAAAATAAAATTCAGGCTGAAGAATTGCGAGGACAGTTGGGCGAGCGTCTTCCCGGGGCGATGGAACTTTTAGCTAAGTCAATGAATGTTCCGGTTACCGCGCTTGATGAAATGCTAAAAAAGGGCGAAATCATTACAAAAGAAGTAATGCCAGCTTTTGCTAAAGAGGTGGAGTTGGCTTTTGGAACAGCAGCAAACCAAACGGACACTTTAACTGCGGCTCAAAACAAGATGTTTACAAGCATCGAAATTGCGGTTACAAGACTTATGGAGGGAGGTATTGGTGATTTTATTAAAACTCTTTTTAAGTCTGTTTCAGTAATATTTCAATATCTCAATGTTCTGATTCAAGACAACCTACAAAGTCAGTTAGACGCAAACGAAAGGTTTAGGGTTGAAACTGAAAAAAACACGCTGTTAGCCATTGAGCAATACCAAAAGCAATACAAAGAAAAAACCGGATTAGAAATAACAGCCGCAGAAGCGGCTAAGGCATTACTTGAAGATTCAAAAAATGGCGAAGCGGCTTATTGGGCATGGTATCAGGGCGAACTAAAAAATATAGAAGAATCCGCTGGAAATACTTTTGATAGAATACTTAGGGGGGCGCATAAAGCATTTGGAGCGCTTGGCGATGTAGCATTAAGTCCGTTGAAACTAATTAAAGCATTGGTTCAAGATGCTTTTGCTCCGATTCTTTATGTACTTGAATTACAAAAGGATACTGAAAGCAAAACACTTAAATTATTTATGGATAACTATAAACTTCGCGGAGAGGCCATAAATAAAAATAGTCAAATGCTAATAGAGGCCGGAAAAACCCAATTGGATGTATTAAAGGGTTTTGCAGAAGAAGGTAAAGCGATTCAGAAACAACAAAATCAAGAAGAACTTGATGAATATGAAAAGGGAAGGGCGCAACGGTATCAGAAAGAAATTCAGACCTTAGAACTTCAAGAACGAATCAGAAAGCTATACGCAGAGGCTAACATTGAAAACGAACACAAGCGTAGCCAAGAACTGATTAGGATTAGTGTTGAGTTTAATGAAAAGAAAAAGAAAGTGGATGAAAAGTATAATCTACTTTCCCAACTAAGCGAAACACAAGCCTCAAAAGACTTGCGCGAACTGACTAAAAACAATTTTAAACTACGCATTGCGGAAAACGCTGACTTCAATTCAGACATTCGCCGCAACGAAGATAAATATCATAAAGACGCTTATGATGCTGCCATAAAACAATTTGGCAAAATGGAAGAGGCGCAGAAAAAGGCTTCGCAAAAAACCGAAAAGATTGCCAAGAGTGATTTTGAAAAAGAACTGCAAACATCAGAAGATTCCTACTCTCAACTAATAAAGCAATTAGAGGATTCCCGTGATGAAGAAACACGCCGCGAGGGGCTTACATATCAAGACCGCGTAAATCTATTTACCGGATATACAGACCTTTTAAACCAAACATGGGAAGATAGAACCAAGGCGAGAAATGATATAACTGCAAAATACGCGGCAAAAGAGGTCGATGAATTTGCCAAGATGTTTGCCATGATTGATAAACTCTATGAAGAGGATTATCAAAATTCAATTAAAAGGCTGGATAGGCAAATGCAAAATCTTGAAACAAATGTCGATACAGAACAACTAATAGAAAGGAATGCCATGCGCGAAAGAATGGCTGGTCAGCAAGAGTTGTTAAAACTCGATGAAAAACACGCGCAGGAAAGGATTGACTTACAGATTTATCGAATACAAAAGGAGGCAGAGGTAAATAAAGCTGGTGCTGATGCTGGCGTTGAAGAAGCGCAAGCTGCCTATCAGCAAAATTTAGCCGACCTTCGCAATCTTGAAGAACAAAAAACGGCAATTACAATTGACTATGCCGAGCAAAGAAGGCAATACGAAATAGAAGTTTTGTCTTCTGTTGCCGATTTTGCCAGCAGCACAATGGGCCAAATAATGAACCTACAAAGCGCTCAACTTGACAATCAATTAAGGCGAGTGCAAGAAAACGCGGATGAAGAAATCAGGCTTGCCGAAGGAAATAAACAACGGATTCAGGTAATTGAGCAAAAGCGTAAGGAAGAAGAAAAAAGAATACGCACGCAGCAATTTGAAGCACAAAGAGCCGCCGCAATAGCGGATGTTGTTTTTAAAACCGCACCATTGATTGCCCAATATCTTGCTGGTATTTTTACGGGGCCATTGGCCGCCATTGCATTAGCAGCACAAGCCACACAAATTGGATTCATCTTGGCGCAGCCCGTTCCTGAATTTAGAAAAGGAACGCAAGGAAGGCCACACAAAGGAGGGCCAGCTATCGTTGGTGAAGAAGGTGTTGAGAAGGTTGTTACAGAAAGTGGTCGCGTTTATTATACTCCACCAACGGCAACTCTTATAGACCTTCCAAAAGGTTCACAAGTTATTCCAAACAATATGCTTGATAAGCAGGAGGTGTATTGGGCAAGCAATCAAAGCGGAGTAAAAAAGACGCAGCAATCAAATGTGCTTGAATCTAAATTGACCGAAATTGGCGGCATTCTAAAAGGACTACCAATTCATCAAATCAATATGGACGAGCGAGGATTTGAAAAGTTTGTACGCACAGAAAGAAGGACAACAAAAATTCTAAACAATAGATTTCCATCTAAATCTTAATAATCAATGGCGCTTTGGAGGTTTTTTCTAAATAATATAGAGGTTGAGGAACCTATTGGCTGGGATGCCGTAGAGTTTACCGCTAAAAGAACGGAGGAACATGGTATTGACCAGCCGTTTTCGACCGAACTAACATTTTACGCAAAGGGCGCACAGATTCTCAAACAATATTATGACCAGCAATTCATAAACGCCGAAGTACCCCTTAAAATCATGGGTGATACAATCACCGATGGAGTGCCATACGAGTTTAATGGATTCGTTAATATGGCTTTGTATAGCGAGAGAAATGTTTGCGATACGGATTCATGGGAAATCACGGTTGGAATCCTTGATGATAATTTTCGGGAGCGATTCAAAAGCCGAATGGATGTCGATATTGATATTTATGCCACAAAGGATTTAGATGGAAATACCATTCCTGAACCGGATTTTGATGAAACGAGATTGCACACGCAGGAGGTGTATCTTGTTGGTTTTGCTCGAAATTTAGATAAAGAATACCCATTAGCACCTTGGGCATTGTTGTATTACGAATTTACCGCTGGGTGGAATTTGCCATTTTTTTCTTGTGTAATTCCGGCTTATTTTTCTAATAGCGATTTTAAAGGGCCGTTTGGAAACACGCGCGACCCAATACAGCCAAATTTTACGCCTTACAACGCCTGCTTCTACAATAACTCAAATACAACGCGTAAAATTACCTTTAGTGCTAATGTAAAAGGCGGTATTCAATGGACTGCGGAAGGGCAGCCCGGAAATACTGCGAATATTTGGCTTGTTGTATCTCTTTGGTATAACGGAAATTTTGTTTCCGAACTTGCTCCCGTAGCATCTGCAAATGCTACTTATTTAGGCCCATTGGTTGAATTTGATTTAACCAAAATTGCTACCGATTATGTCGTACCCCCCGAGCGCTATGTAATAATACAACTTAGGTGGGGCAATGGTGGAAATATAGTTCCCGGAGTTACCCCAACTCCGGCTGGCCCATCAAGGACAATTGGTTGCTTTGTAAGAGAGTGTTGTTTATCAGTAACCGAAAAAAACGCAACCGAACACGCCTCTTTTGCTGAAACACTAAAAGTTAAGGATTTCCTTAAAAGATTGGTTCGAATTATTACCGGAAACGATAATGGGCTAATTTCAGATACATTTGAAACGGACAATGGTTCGGGATGTTATTGGAATTATGCTTTAACCAATGGTCTTAAAATACGACAAGCAAAAACTGCACTCCAAGCAGCAGAGGTGTGCGACCCGCTTGCACAATTTGAACAAACCAATTTTAAGGTTTCCTTTAAAAAACTTTTTGATGGATTAAGTTCTATATTCTGCCTTGGATGGGCTTTTGAGTGGGTAGATAATCAATGGAAGATAAGAGTTGAAACGATTGATTATTTCTATCAGAATCAAATCAACTTTACCGCGAATCATGTAGGCCAAATAACTCAATCGGCCATGACCGATAAATTGGCAAATGAGGTGATTTTGGGATATGATGATACTTGGAAAAATATTCAGGTAGCCGGTCTTTGGGCAATTCACACCGACCGTAATTATTACATAAACAATCGAGCAATGGCGGAAGGTACTACCAATAAGGTAGAAATACTTTCTGAAATCATTGCTGAAGGGTATGCAATTGAGTTTAGTCGAAGGCTTTACTTTTTCCAAGAGGATTCGGGTTCGTCCGATAGGCCAAACGATTATGAAATGTTTATTATTTGGCTTAATCGAAGCGCGCTTACCATTACCAACATTCAGGATAGCGAGTATTCTCTTCCGCCGAGTTTTATGGAAAGCGGTACGGTAATACTTCCAGCAGGAAGCGCATCTATGAGTTCAGACCGGATTCAACAATCAAATAGCGAGGTGGGTGCGTTGTATAACATAAACATAACTCCTGCGCGGAATGCAATGCGTTGGTGGAAGGTTCTTGGGATGCACACCTTTGGTCTTGCAAATCCAAGGCTTCAATATCAAACCGGACAATATCAAACGCAGTATAGCAGCATTATTGCAGATTCGACAGAGCCTTGTCAGGAATCCATTGCTGGCAGTCAGGTTTTTGAAAATGGAGATATTGCTCCTAATTTGTTAAAAACAGAAGAAAGGACATATTTATTTAAGCCAATAGAAATCCAATTTGACTATCCGCAAAGTCTTTGCGATTTCCTAAATTTGGCAGACCTTAATCCATACGGAAAAGTCAGTCTAAACAGCGGAAGTTTGTCGATTTCAGGTTACATACAAGAAATAGCAAACAAGCCGGAAGATAATTCCGGAGGTACTACTTCATTCACACTAATTGCATCAAATATTCCCGACATTGAACCCGTTGGCGAAAGGGCATATTCAGGTGCATATTCAAACGCATATCTTTAAAAAATCATGGCAGTAAAAACAAAAGCGGAATTGGTAACGCAGAGCGATAACACATTCCTTGACAACACCACGGGGCAGATTGTGCCTACCAACCATCGCTTGTGGAACGATGATGTACTCGATACCATGTTCACCATTGCGGGAATTTCGGTAACTACTTCCGAATTTGATGACTTGGTAACAAATCAACAATTAGTTGAGGGGTGCGTTTACAAAATAACAGATTATCTTTTAGCTGCTGGCAACTACCCAATATATGTAACTGCTATTAATCAAACTGAAATATACAATCAAGCATATACCTACATCCATAATTCACTTAATTTCTTATCAATAGACCCTGATGCAACTAATGCACAGGTTGTGTTTACTATTGGAATGGGAAACAATTTATATGGAGAATTACATGAATTTATTGATAATTTAGTTCCAAGTTCATTTTTAGGAAAAGGGGGCAATTTTAATTTTAACACAGTCAATGGGGTGGGTAAATATTTCCAATTCGAGGGCAAAATGGCGGCAACATTTCCCGACACAATTTTAAACCATAATATCTATGGGTCTTATGAAGACGGGCCATCAACTCCAAAAAATCGTCTCAAAGGATTCCTACCCGAAGATTTAGTAAACCAACGCAAATATTTTTACCCCGACCATGGAAACGAAACAACATGGGGTATTAACATCAATAATACTTTTGCTGGGGGAACATTCTCTCAATTACAAATTGACAATTCACTTGGTTTTAATACTATTACAAACCTTTATGGAAACTTTCAAAAGGTAAACGATATGATTTTCGGGCAAATCAAGTTTGATGCTAATTTCGCTGCACATATGCCTCCGCCTATTGTTTTCAATCTTCCTTTTCAATCATTAAATGGAAATAGCTTTATGGCTAATGGGGTAGGTCTTGACACAAGTGGCGCACACGAATTTCTTTTAATTTATAGTGGTGTAGGTATGGGAGGAACAATGGCGCAATTAGATATACGACTTATTGGAAATCATATTGGTAACCTCGATGTCAAATTGTGCTTTTCATTCAGTTACTCATTAGGCTACTAACCAATGGCAACAATCAATCCATTCTACCGCTTCGAAGATGCGATTCAAGTTGGTTCGCTCGGTGAGCGAGGCCGTATTGTTTCGCTTGCGCTTACCGACATTTATGGCGCAATCAATGTGTCGCAAGTGGGTCAAACATTATCGCAAGTTCTTGCGACTTGTAACGGCCTCGCAGCGCAGTACAATGATGATTTGAATGCCAACTTCGTGGTTGATTGTTTTTACACCCCCGACCCAACAATTCCATATCCGGTTCAGATTTTTATTTATGATTCAATACTCGCGGTTCAGTATCCATTGCACAAGATTAGTCTTGTGTTGATTATTGACCCCAACACGAATCAAGTAACTTCAAGCAGCGCATGGTTCATGGGTTCGATTCCGGGAAACTACAATTATTCAGAGCCATTGTGCGCTGATGAATTGGAAGCATACAAGGCATTGACCCAATATGCAGAAACGGGGTCTGCGATATTCCCGAAGACCTACAAATTTGATTCGCAAACCGGAATTGCAAGTTCATTGGTCGCAAGACTAAGGCCATGCAAGTATGATGCTGCGAAAGGCACCGCAGTCCGATTCCCCGCAGATACTTATGCACGGGGGGCAAGGCCAAACTTGCAATTTCCTAAATTAAGTTCTGCGGGTGCGTATGCAATTAAATTGTTCAATTCGTTGCTTCCATTGGCACTCGAACCAGCAACAACATTGAATGACCTTTATTTGGAATCGCTTAAATGGGTTGCGCCGGATGGATATTTTATCACACGCACATTCGACACTAATCTCCCGGAGCGAATGCAGATAAATGTCTATTCATCAACGGAGGGATTTGCACTTGTTGTTCGTGATGATAATGATTTTGAATTTCAACGATTTTACGCACCGCAATATTCCTCATTTGATTTCATTGCTAATTATGCTGCGAATATAAGTCTGCCATATCAGCCCGCTGATTTTTACAAGTACGGAGATATTTTCTACGATTTCGATTTCTGCGAGTTCAACAACTGCGCTTATCCGGCAAAGGAATCATACTTGATGCCAAGTAAATCGGGCGATGAATATCAGTTCAATGTGCTGCCATATCAATCGAATGTACTGCCTTATGATGTTGTTGATGTTGGCCTATTTGACAAGGATTTCAATTTAGTTCAGAAGGTCGGAACAATAGACATGACAAATTTCTGCACTCAAAAATTTAGAGCATATCCAAATTTCGCTTTATATCTTTTAAATAGCGTCTCGGGTGGCCCATTTGAAAAGACCGAACTCAATATTTTGTATAATTGGGCTTTTTTTCATACAATCGCAAAAACAGCGCATCCAACAAAAAATATTCAGATTTTATCCATTGATTCAAATGGAAACTCGCAAATATTGGCCGAATATTCGCTTTATGTTCCAACTTTTACAACGGGTCAAATTGATTGCACATCTCCATTTTCTTTTTGCGCTGACCTTCAAACATTGTTGTTGGCAGATGGATTTGGAATGGAATATTCAATTACAAATTATGATGTAAATGCTCCAAATCCATTGCTTCAAATACCAAACATCCAAATCGATATAACATTGAACGAATGTTGTATAAAAGCAGTTCAGTTCGTTTGGCGTGTTATAACCGCGGGAAATCCTCCTATTAACGATGGATTTGTTTATACCAAATTTGATGAGGTAGAGATAATTCCAAATCCAACTCAATATAAGTCCGAAGTTTTAATCCCATCGGTAAAAAATGATTGCTATCGGTTCGGGTTGTATAGATTTGAAACAAACTCTTTTGGCGCAACAATTATATTTGAAGATACATCTGCTTTCCCGCTTTCAAATTCGCAGTTTCATGTTTTGATAATTGGTGACAACAATCCACCAACAATCATAAAGTACATGATTGTTGTGCCATTTTATGTTTCAACACTTACCGATTTTGTAAATTACATAAATGGCATTTTACCGAACTCAATTACGAAACCCCCGACCGAGGATGATTTCTTATTTAGACTTTGCGGTTACAATAATCAATTTACAAATAGCGATATATTCCTTTTCGGAACTTATGATTTTGGAACATCAACATTCAACTACATCAACCTTAGCGAAGTATCAAGTATTGAATGCTCAACTTCGCAAGATGATGTAAGTGAAATCTATTCGTTCAGCAACTTGATTTCCCTTGACAATTCTGATTGTTTCAGCACCATGATTCAGTTTTGGGCAGAAAGCAACGCAATCGCTCAAGGGTTCGAATACTATAACGATTGGCATCAGCAAGTTCGCCTTGGCATTAATGGTGGGGGGCAAAAGCCAATTATTACAGAAAGTACCTATCGTCAATCAAATGGCGTTACAAGAAGGCCATCGAATAAACAAGATTTAAGTATAGATTTGCATACGGATTTTCTTGACCTTGAAACGCAAAGTGCGCTTGTCGATGCCACCCGACACCCGAACTTAGTAGTAGATGGTCGGAATATATTTGTGAACGGTGATATTGAGGTCGCCACTATCCAAGACTTCACCACACAATCCTCATTTGAAGATTTGGCACAAGTCAAGTTTTCGGCACTAATTCAGGGCTACCAGCCCAAAAACAGCACTTGTATTAACTGCTAAATTTTTAAAAAAATGTCAATATTTTCTTTAGCTTGTCCAACCGTAGGTTGCTATCAGAATTTTGTCTGCGACCCCGAGTTTCAAAATAAGGTTGTTGCGGTCGCCTACATAGAGAAAGGAACCACAATCAACAAATCAACGGCAGACGCTTGGAGGATTAGCCTTCTTCAAGCCGTTCTTGATGGAAATGGTTTTATTGTGTTTAATGTAAGTGGCGAAAAGCCAAAACCGGAAACCGCCACCACTTCAGGACGCGGTATGCAAAACACAAAAGCCCTTGCAAAAACACACACCCTATCCTACCAAGATATGCAGGGCGTTGTTGCTGGGAATGTCGAGTGGTACAATCAGATGCTTGCTGCATCGCAGAATTATGACCTATATTACTTCACTCCAAATCAAATTTGGGATGCTTCGGGCGCATATGTTACGGTAATTGGCGACCCCGTTGTTACTGCCGAACTGAATACCTACATGATGTCAGATGTTCAGGTAACATGGGTTTCTAAAGTAAATCCTCTTCCGTACAAATTTGATACAGATTATTTCCTTCAAGGGTTGTATTTTAATATTCAAATAGCGCCTCCCGCAAGTGGCCCGCCAATATCAACCTTTACCGCTTCACAAGGAGGCATTATCCAAAATCCAAATCAGGCTTTTCTTAATTCCGTTGGCATAACTACGCCAACAGGATTGAAATGGAGCATTCAGGATGGTGCAGATGAGGTTCCTGCTGGATTAGAAGTTGTTCCAAATAGCGGAGTAATTTTGATTGACGCAGCAACGCCGGTAGGGGTCTATGAATTGACCACGGTTGTAACCAATGCCTTTGGTTGTGTTTTTGGTACTCTTGATGTTACAATTACCGTAACGGTGTAATAATTATTATGGAAGAAGTAATCAGGGTACTCTATAAAACCCTCCTTGACCAAGAAATCAGGGATGGTCAAATTGAGTACATAAAAGAAAGCCGCGAAAAGGCGGAGGCACTTGAGTACCATTTTGAAAATGAGTACCCTGAAAAACTTCTTCGTACACAACATCCAAGCGAAGAGCCATGGATGCGGGAATACCGGAAGCGAAGATGGCAAGCCCCTACAAAGGTTGCCACCGGAAGGGTTTTTACTTTTTTGCAAAAAATCCAGCAAGCCGATGATTTCAAAATTCGGTTTGAATCAGATTTTAAAAAGACCGGAATAGCCGAGCGTATTGCAAATCAAAGCAACCCAAATACGCTTGAGTATTATGTAAAGAATCTAATGCCAAAGGTTCCAAACTTGGAAACTTGGCTTTTTAATGTGTTTTTAAAAACCTATTTGCAGGACGCAAATGCGGTTGTGGCAATTCTTCCAAAGCTGGATGACTTTATTGAAGAACCCGAAAAGACCTCTACGCTGGATTGGTCAAAGCCATACCCACAGACATTTGAATCTGATGACCTTGTTTATGAAGATGAAGAATGGGTAATCGTAGAAGTTGAAAAGTATAAGGATGAAAACAAAAAAGAGTGGCAGCAATTCCTTGGAATCACTAAAGTTGGCGTGTTTTTGTTTCGTCAGGTTTCGCAATACCGCGAACCAAACCCATTCAAAGTTTTTGGGATTCCATTTAACTTCCAGCACCTACCCGTAATAAAGGTCGGGAACATTATTTATGAAGAAGAAGATGGTCATTTGATTTATGATTCGGTACTTGCTCCATGTCTTCCAGCGTGGAATGAAGTCCTATTCAGAACAGACGACCTGAATATAATGTACGCGGTACACGCATTGCCGCAGAAGTGGGCGCTCAAATTAACGCCATGTAAGACTTGTAACGGCTCCGGAAGTATAATTAACCAAAAGAACGAACAAGCAAATTGCGGTCAATGTAATGGAACCGGAAGGGCTTCTTCATCGCCTTTTGGCTTGATGGAGATAAATATCGACCGGATTTCCGCTATAAATCCAAATCCGATTGTACCACCCGTTCCTCCGGCTGGATATATTGAGCGTCCGGTTGATTCGGTGCGTCTTTTTCAGGAGGATATTATTTTCAAAGAATATCAGGGATTCAAAGCTATCGGTCTTGAGATTTTAGGTCAGATACCCGGAAACCAAAGTGGAATCGCAAAAGAATATGACAGAAAGGAACTGAATACTTTTTGCTATTCAGTTTGTATTCACTTAGCCCGCGTGTATCGCATATCCTGCTATCACATACTTTACCAGCGTTACAATAATCTTTTTGCTTCGTCTATGATGACCGATGAAAAGATTCAGTACGCCTTGCCCGATATAACCATCCCTACGGACTTCGATGTACTCACGGCGGCAACTATATCAACCATGCTGTCAGAGGCGCGCAGAAACGGCTACAACCCTATTATCGTGCATGGTATCGAAATGGATTATGTAGAAAAACTATACGGAGAGAATAGCATTCAGAAAACATATCTGAAAATAGTAAACGCGCTCGACCCGTTGCCATTTAAAAACACAGACGAAAAGACAATTCTTGTGCAGACCAATGGTTGCTCAAAGCTGGATTTTGTACTTTCTACAAACCTTCCATCAATCGTCATGGTTTTGTCGCAGGAAGACCCGTCTTGGTTCACCAAACCGCTAACAGAACAGCGTACAGATGTGTATAGAATGGCCGGAGAAAAGCTGGCGATGATAGAGCAGAATATGGTTCCGCTTGTTGATACGCCTACAACAAATATTGATGAAACTAAGGTCGTTGTTTAATGATAAGCAAAGACCAAGAAAAACTTATTGTAGAAATTGAAAAACTGCAAGCGCAACTTGTGGCAGACATGGAAGCCGCGTTGCCAAAGATATTTGCACAGCTTTCTGATGAAGTTATTGGTTTGGTTTCAGAACTAAGCCTTGACCCCGATGATAGAGCAAAAACCCTTAGAGAAACCATCAGTCTAAAACGCAAGATTTCTGATAGTCTTGTTGAAAATGTAACATATCAGGCCGCGGTTGCGTCTGTTCTTGGTGGATTTGAAAAGATGGCTAAAATCACGGATGATTATATGAGTTTGATTTTGGACGATTATTCACGCAAGAAAGATTTATACAATGCCATCCTGCGTGTAAACATTGACCAAACCAAAAACCTTCTGCTTGGGGCTGGGGTGCGTGATAATTTTAGCGGTGCGATTCAGGAAGTGCTAAAGGCTTTTATTTCCGGTGTAGGAACATCTAAGGAACTACAAAAGACGCTGCGTACTTTTATCAAAGGTTCTGCAACGCAGAAGCCGTTCCTTGAAAGATATATCCGGCAGACCACCAGCGATGCAGTTATGATATTCAATCGGGAATACATAAACACCATAAGCGAAGATTTGAATGTTAAGCATTACTACTACGCTGGAGTTATTGTGGCAGATTCGCGCGACTTCTGCATCGCCCGTACCGGAAGGGGGTTTACGCGCAAAGAGGTAGAAGATTGGGCTTTGCTTGGCAAATGGCAAGGTCGTATGCCAAACACAAACAAAACAACCATATTTAGTTATTGCGGTGGCTATAACTGCCAGCACGAACTTTACCCGATTAGCCTTGAGCAATATCAGGCAATGAAAAAGCAGAAGCAAACCGGTGTAAAATAAAAAACCGAAGCAAGGCTCCGGTTCTTTTTATGTGCATGAAAAATCACTAACCTATGCTATTTAATTTGCTCCCACAGCTTATACAATAGGGAGCAGAAAATAAAACAATACAAGAATGCTACAAGACAAGCCATGGCTACATCGTGAAGCAAATTTCTTATGAATCTATTCATATTAGATTGGCTTAATGTCCGTGAATAAACTTGGTTCGTTGTCAAATTTAATCGTTGCAACATCAAATACAAAGCAATGTTCGTTGCAAGTTGTCTTCTCAAAATAAAGCGCAGACTGCGGTAATGGGCCAAAAAACAGCTTGCTTTCAGGATTGAAAATGGTTGTTTCAACATCTGCAATAACCGGATAGTGTGTTTTGGAAAGTTTAATAGCGTAATCGTTTTGCGATTTTTCACGCATTAGCTTGCAGAATGTGGGCAAACACGAATAAAGATGCTCCAACCTTTCCTTGTTTGCAATCTTAAACCTGAACTCAACGGATAGATTACTATCAACGCCTAATTCAGAAAGGTGCTTATACTTAAACTCAAAAGAAAGATTGTCATTATGTAGAACATACTTACAGCCCCTTTGTGAGTTAAGTTCTACTACCTGACGAGCAACGCTGTAAAATGTTGATTCGTCCGAATCATCGGCGTTGTAACCAATAATGGAAAATGGGGTAGATTTGTGCGTACAAAACGCTACGGAGTTAAGGAAGTTAATCATAGTTTTTTGGTTTGATTTCGGGGCAAAGGTAATGGGTTTTTCATTCTTGCAAAAAAAATTTAGAAAAAATGCCTATCTATGACAACACCAAAGGGTTCCTTCAACAACAAATGAAGAACTATATTGACATACGAAATGCCAATAAGATTTTACGAGAGGCCACTATAAATACAGCAGCGGCCATAAAACGCCGTGTCCAGCAGGAGGGAAAGAAGGCAGATGGAAGTCCAATAAAAAAAGATGGATATTCTACAAAGCCTCTGAAATGGGTCAAGATTACAAACAAGTGGGGAGCGGTTGCCTCACAGAAGCGCACAGAAAAACGGAAAGCTAAGTATGGCGAGGACAAGTATCTATATTTTCCCGGCGGCTATAAAGAGTTTAGGAAGTCATTAGGTCGTCAGGTTGCCCATGTGGATTTAACATTGAGCCGAGATATGTTCCGTTCGTGGCGCGTGATTCCAATAGATAAATCACAATATGGAATTACTTTTATTAGCGATTATGGAATGCAGATTTCGTATTACCACGAAGAAAGATTTGGCCTTATTTTTAAGCCCACTACCGCCGAACAAGATATGGCGCTTCAAACCATTGTAAGAAAGGTTCAAGAATTTATCAGCCGATGAACATCAATATAAACAGCGCATTGCAGTTGCTATGCGAGAACATCAATAAAGCCTACGGAAATGGATGCCTGAACTACGGGGAGGCCGTAGAGAGCCTTTTGGAGAATCAGGCTGGCAATTACATTACCACAGATGGAAATCAGTTCTGCGCAGTAAATGATGCGTATGATATTGTTCTTTTTATCACGCGGGAATCCTCATCTCCAAATGAGCAACAAGCTGGTGGGATGAAAAACACGCTGTATCGGACAACCAATTTTAAAATGGCCGTAAACAGCAAGACACTTCAGGACGAGTACATTCTAACCAGCATTATCAATGGAACAACCGGAATTGCTTATCTTTCATCTAACTATGATGGAAAGGCGGTGGCTGTTACCATGTTTGGATTGGAAGAGCGAAACTTCCAAACAGCGTTTTTTACGATTGACTTTAGTGCAATCGAAAAAATAACTTGTCAGCCCTGCTGAACGGTAGGCGAGGCCGGTGATGCTGGGCCTTGAGAAACTTGCGCTCCGCTGACTTGTGAGGTTGGCTGCCCTTGCGATACAACAGCTTGCGGCGTTGCTCCGCTTTCAGGAGCGCCCGGTGCTGCCCCTATGTAGTTAATGGTTTTTCCCGTTCTGCCGCCCATAATTGTTTTCTGCGATTAAAGAATGAATTGACAAAAATAACCTTTTCGTCTGCATAGCGTTGCCCAAACTTTTTATTACCCATGAATATAATCTTGCTTGGATTAAGCGTCTTTAGCATGGCGTTGTATCCAGCAGAAAAAAACGCATCGTGTTGCTCTGTAAGTGCGCCGATGTTTGACACGGCCACTATTGAGTTTTGAGCAACCCCTGAAAAACAAAACTCAAAAGAGGATTCATCGCTCCAAGTAATTGTGGGAACCACATTACAGCCATAGCGTGTAAAAAAATGTCCTATAAATCGGTTTCGATAGGTGTTCCAAATCTGCATGGGCTTTGGCATACCAATCAGCAAAGAATAATCCGGCGACATTATTGCGCATCCCGACTTGGCAAACTTTTGCGCGTACAAAACGGGATTGTTCCAAAACCGCTCAAGATAATAATCATCAAGAAAGGTGCTGATTAGGCCGTTGGGTCTGATGTTCTTATTGTCGTTGCAGTTTACCAAGAACTCAAACTCTACCGATTGGCAGTTTATGGTTGGATAGTCCTCATAAAAATCTATAAACTCTGTATGAAGGGCATCCCAACCGCCGGGTCTGCACTTCCAAGACTTAGAGGTTCGTGTTTGCACGCGCGTCTTATTTTTGAAAAATAAATTTAAAAATTACTTTTGCCTAAATCTTTAACAATATTTTATGGCAGATAATTTGGAATATATTCGCAAAGCAATAAAAAAAGAAGGAAAGTTTGCGAGGGTAAAGGTGTTGCGTTATGAAGTTAATCGCCATACCGGAATGCACGAAAACCCAAAAGAAATTGAAGTTCAGGCTTCTTTTGCTTTAGAACAATTTGAAAAACCATTCCACAAGCGTATTCATAATTACAAAAAAATACGCCCAATTGGCGAAGGCGTAGCCTTACAATCAAATTCATTTGGCCTAAGCAATCTTGAAAGCCCCGAATTGATGAATATGATTAAAGAACAAGCAAAGGCTGAACTTGAAGCCGAAATCCGCGCACAAATCTTGGCTGAACAAAACACAGAAGTAGAGGAAAAGCCAAAGCGCAAAAAGAAATCAGATACAGAAACTTACGATTTAGACTAACATGAGCAATACACAATACATCATTGATGCCATCGAGCAAGGAATCGAGCGCGTTAAAATTGTTGTTAATGGAGTTGTTACAGAAGCAAACGCTAAAGAGGCGCTGGAACAATTCTATAAACCAACCAATCAGCGCAGGGGGTATTGGGTTAATGCTACCCCATACAACGAATCCATACATGGTAAAAAGAAAAAAGTAGAGGCTAAGATTGTTGTAGAACAACCCTCTGAAGAGTTATTAGAAGAATCAAACACGAAAAAAACAAAAAAACAAAAAAACGAATCCGATGAATCTGAAGGAGTTCTTAATATCCCAAGCTAAAAAAGCCGGCGTATATGATGATGCAGAATTTAACCTTATGATTTCAGCCTCAAGTCTTGGCGAAATCGAGGTTCCACCTGCGGTAATAAACAAATTTGACAACAACCTTTTCAATGTTGATATAGCAAAGGCTAACATCAACTTAAAGAATCATTTTATCTCTGACTTTATGATGGGATATGATGAAGAGTTGATTAAAATGTCAAAGGAATATGGTCTTCCGCAGGAAATGGTGGAAGAAATCAAATCCACAAAAAGTTCCGGCCAAAAGGTAAAGCTGGCGATGAAAGCGCTTAAAGACCTTGAAGAAAAGGCGCGTTCTTCTTCAGGGAATCATTCAGAGGAATATGTACGCAAAATTGCTGAAGCACAGCAAAAACTTGACGAAGCTGTTTCCCGTGCGGAAAATGAAAAACGCAGCATCGAAGGAAAGTTTACAAGTCGGATGCAGGAATTATGGGAACGCGCTCAATTAAGCAATGTGGCGTGGAATGATGCTATTCCTGAAGCGGCGCGTGTTCACACCTATAAAAGCGTTTTAAACGATAAACTGCAATCTCTTGGCGGACGAATCGTATATGACGCGGATTCAAACACAAGCAAATTGGTCAATGTTAATGACGAGAAATTGCCGCTTGTAGTTAATGGAAAAGAGTTTGGATATTCTGACCTACAAACATTAGTTTTGCAGGAGAATAAACTTCTACGCGAACCGGGAAATGGTGGCTCAAATACCGGAACGCAAGGCACACAATTTTCGGCTCCGAACATTTCGGGGTCAGGCACACCTCCTAAATTGCCCTCCTATGTTTCCGGCGCATTAGCGGATATTTCTCGCATAGCGCAAGGAATGGGAGATAATTCTTAAAATTTTTACGCAAATGCCCGTAAGTAACACCCCTAATATTTGTCCAGCGGTCTTGACCAGCTTGACAGATAATATTATCAACAACTCCGCCAATGTAAGAATCCACGGCGGAACCCTTGCTGCTCTGCACGACCCTTCCAACCTTCGCCACGGCCAAATCATCCAGCGTGCAAACATGGATGGAACCGGACACTCGAAGGAAGTTCGCGTTGTATGGAAACAGCGTTTGCTGGCTGAAGATGTTCAAACCACCAAGTCTTGCGATAGCGGTTCTGAACTTCCATACATCGAGGATGTATTGACCATCGAGAACTACGCTGGTATCAGCTTCCAAATGACCGAAGCTACCGTGCGTCAATTTTGTGCCGCTTATACCGAAATGGAGCGTTTGGCGGGAACAAATGACCCCGGAATGATTGTGCAGCGCGTAAGCGGCATGGGTGCTGCGCAGGGAGCAATCTCTGTTGCGCGTGAAATCTTCTTGGATTTCCAACTTGCCGCTAATGCCCTTGTTCAAAAAATGAACAATGTCCTTTTGACCGCTATTGAAGGTGGCGCTGGAGATTGGGTTGGTGGTCTTGCTACACAACCATTCAAAGTTCAAGAATTACTTGATGGTTCTATCAACGCTGGTGGACTTTTTAAATTCAAACAGCAGTATGACATCACCGGATTCATGGGCGCTCCAATCATCATTGGTGGTGCTGGCCCTCTGCATCAGGTGTGGATGAACGATAGCCGCTACTTCGGTCAGGCTGCTAATGGTATCAACTTTGGAACCGTTCGCGACAACACCGGAATTGCGCAGTTCTACTATGACGAGAATGGAGCTTCTGTTCTTGGAGCCGCTAATGCAGCCGTAGTTTTTGCTCCCGGCTCTGCGGTTTACACGCCGTTCCTGCAATACGAAGGAAACTTCGGTCGGATTGCCAACATGGATAGGTTCACTATGCCGATTCCCGGACTTCCGCAGGTTAAATGTGATGTTCGCATCCAGCAAGTTGCTTGTGATACAGAATATTACGAGGTTTGGATGGAGTGCTACTATGATGTATTCACCCCTCCAACTACTCTGTTTAACGCAAGCGATAACTTGGCTGGCGTGAATGGCGTATGGCTTTCAACTTTTACTTCGGCGTAAATCCAGCGCCGACCGATGGGCCATATAGTTTAGCCTATTCGGATGGATATTCTTAAAATAAAGAAGGGGGCCAAAAGCCCCCTTTTTTATGTCCAACATTATTTACACCAAATTAAAACCTAAGATTTACTTTTTCCTTTCTCTTATAGTTATAGATTTCCTCAATCAGCGCAAGGTAGGCTGTTGTTGTCGTGCAATCAACAAGCATACTTGAGCGATAGCGCATTTTGTCCATAAACTCTTCAAAATTAAATATTGGTTTACGAACGCAATGCGTGAAGGCAATCACAAATGTTAAGCGCTCTGCTCCGGGATAAATCTTGCTAATCATTTTGATTTTATCGGCAATCATTATCGCAAAATCTAAGTTGGCAATTTTAAATGTACCACTCCTAAAAACCTCATATCCCTTTCCGGTACTACCCGAGCCGTGTGGGGATAGCAGGGAAAGATTTACTTTATGCCCAAATCCATAGCGCTTAAAAAAATTGCGATAGGTATGATATTCAGGATAGTTGAGGTCGCAGTACCCATTAAGATAATCGTTTGCGCTCCAAGTCTTTGAGTTTGCGTTCAAAATCTGAACCTCTTTTAACCCATAGCCGGGAACAACAACATAGTTGATGGGAAGCCCTAATTGCTTACAGACACTAAATCTGTGCTGACCATCAATAATCTCAAACCTTTCATTGACCGTTATGATGGTCATAAGATAGTTTTGCCTAATTGAATCCCTAAGCCGTGTTAGGTGCATTGGGTTCAATTCTCGATTACCGCTTAGTGTTGAAAACATCGCGTAATCCTTCGTCTGATGCACTTGCGTACTATTTTTCTGCATTGGTGCGGTTTGCGTATTAAACATATAGAAGTAAAAAACAATTAGGATAGAGTGGCTACCACTCCGGTTTTGCTCTCTTTGCGTGGAGGAATAACGCGCACAAGTTCACCGGTTTCTTCATCCATTATGTGCGTAGCGGATGTAAGGGCTTTTAAGAAAGCCTGACGCTGCTTTTCTGCTTCGGACAGCGAAGCCTTCTCTGCAATGTACTTGTTCATTATAGGGTCATTACACTTGTCGTAGAACCATCTTGAACCAAGTTCGCGTGTTTCCAGCGTAACTCCTTTGTACGAAAAGCGCTTAGAGCCATACTTGGTTGCTTCGTCCAAGACTTGTGATTCAATTTGGGAAAGAATCGCTTCAATGGTTCGCTGCCACTTTTTAGCGGCAACGAACACATTGAGCGCATCCTCACGGCCATCGTTTATTTCCTCAACAAACGAGTAAGCAAAGGCTTCAATATCAGCAAGCGTTTGCGGTGGGCTTAAAAATGCTTGATTATTCATAATTAGAACGGCAATTCGTCTTCGTCTTTACTATCAGTCCAATCAGCAACTTTTTGAGCAACCTCAATGCTGTGCTGGATTTCAGGGCTAACAATAGCGCGGTATTCTTGGCTCTGACGAACCTTGTCTTTAAGCCAATCAGGAAGCGAATCGAACTTGGCTTGGTCAAACGAATCCAACTCAAAAACAAAGCTGGGGTTTACTTGTGCTGGCATATTAACGCCCTTCATAACCGTACTGATGCCGCTAATCTTGTCGCGCATCCGAGTTGGGTCGGTCTTAGATGGCTCATGCACGATTGAAAGCATACAAGGAACGCCTACAAGACGACTTACATCAAAGTCTTTAGCTTCTTCATCGTTGAAGCCACGACCACGCCAAGAAGTAAGGAATGCGCGGAGCGTGCTTTTTTCGTGCATGGATAGCGTGAACTCACGGCTAATGGCTTGCGGTTGTTCTCCCTTTTCAGGATTAAACACCTTCATTTCGGTAGGTAACTCCCAAGTTATCCTGACCTTGTTTACAAGGCGCTTAGTGCCTTGGTATTCGTCTTCTACGGTTCCGATGTGTACCATAGAATAGCAGCGTGCAAGGTATGTACCCGCTGGAATCGGTTCAAAGTTGCCCGATGGTTTGGTGGATGCTGTAATTGGCATTTTGTAATAAGGATTAAGCCAAAGCCCCGTGCTGTTGGCGCTGCAAAGTTAAGGCGGAGAATTTCTTTTCCGCAAATTTTTTTTATTTTTTTTTCACAACGCCTTTAGATGGCGCAAGTTGTTCTTTGTATCTGCTATGTAAAATTCTCCGTTTATTTCTTCTTTACACAGACTTTTCCATCGGTTCCTTATCGTTGATACCGGTATATTATACTTTTTCATAAAGTCCTCAACTTTCAGCCGAGGGTTCTTTGGGCGCACATTATTTAAAGTTGATAGCTTAGTTGCTAAAAGGATATTGTGGTCTGTAAGGTAAATCCAAGGCTTCTGCCAGCCCTCTACCATTGTAGTATCAAATTGGTCAATATTCCGGTGCAGTTTATACTGCGCAAGATTATACTTCTTGCAGAAGTCGGTCATTCTTAATTTATCCATATCTATATTGCGTGCGCAAAAATAGTACAGAATACTCTAAGTGCAAAAAAATAGAAAGTACGAAGGAAAAGAGGACGAGTTTCAAAAGTCCGTTGCTATTTATTTGAATAGCAAGGGCGCTCTTTGGTTTCACGCGCCAAATGGAGGAACGCGAAACATTATAGAGGCTTCTAAGCTAAAAGCCATGGGCGTAAAGTCGGGCGTACCCGATTGCATGGTATTTAATAGAAGACGCGGATGCGCTGGCCTTGCGATAGAATTAAAGGTGGGTTACAACAAGCCAAGCGAAAACCAATTGGCATTTATGGAGCGTCTTATGGGCGAAGGCTGGAAGTGTATTGTTAGCCATTCCTTAGATGAAGTGTGCGATATAATAGATTGGTATTTTGAATAAAATTTGCAAGCGATGTATCGGCGATACTTATTTGCAAAAAAAATCTAAAAAAGTATGGAAATAAGTTCACTAATAGGAACCTCATTCATCCAGCGTTCCTTCAATCTCAAGCCCATGTATAAGTGGGAGGTTTCAAAGGTAAACGAGGAAACCAAATATGTTTATGTAGAATGCGATGGTCAGGCTGGGAAAGTCGGTCAATGGATTCCAGCGGAATGGGTTGTTGAGTTTGCGCGTATTGAAACCATTCGTAGAAAAAAAGACGCGGTTCGTAAGTCGCGTGATTACTTCAAAGCCGAGCGCGATGAAGCCAATGATAGACTTGTAAGAATTGCGCAGTCCTACGAGAACAATGAGCGCAATTTGATTAGCGAACTATCCTATACTAAGTCAGAACTGATGCTTCTTGAAAAGGATTGTGATTTTTGGAAAAAGTTTGCTCTCTATTCCGCTGCGCTGGCATCCATTCTTTTCTTTTCTCTGTTTCTTTTAAGGCTGGTTTTCTGTTAAGATTCAGGTAGTTGAGAAAAAAATCAATAAAAAATTTGCAAACTTGAAACTTACAACCATAGCTTTGCGGCATCGGTGATGGCTCGAAACCCGTAATTGTGATTTGCTTTCAATAGCCCTAACATTATCTGTTTACGCGGGTTAGCCATCAGCAGATTTTGTTAGGGTTTTTTATTGCCTCTTATGAAAGAATACTTCTCACACGACCTGAACGCCCGGAACGACCGGAAGCTGATTCGTCTTGCCATGAAACATGGCATGGAGGGAATCGGGATTTATTGGTGCATTATAGAAATGATGTACGAAGAGCAGGGGCGCATTATGCGTTCGGAATGCGAACGCATAGCATTCGAATTGCGTACTTCATGCGAAAAGATTGAATCCGTATTGCAAGACTTCGATTTGTTTTATGCGGACGCAGAATGCTGGCATAGCGCCTCTGTAAACAAGAGAATTGAAGCACAAATTCAGGTATCAAATGGTGCTAAAAAAGCCGCACAGACCCGTTGGGAAAAGTTTAGAAATCAATCTGTTACGGAAGAAAATGCGACCGCTATGCGAACGCATACAAATCGCAATGCTAATAAAGAAAAGAAAAGGAAAGAAAAGGAAAGTAAAATAAATAATACAGAAACGCGGGAAATGCTTCCCGCGAGGATTGAGAAAAAGCAACTTTTTGAAGTTGGTGAATATGGTTTTTTTGAACCGCTGGTTGATTCTTGGATTTCCTATAAAAAATCAAAAGGTCAATCATACAAAACAAAACAGACGCTTGATGTTTTCGTCAAGCGGCTGATTGAACTTTCAGATGGCGATTACGGAAAAGCCGAATCAATCGTGAACCAATCCATAGGAAACAATTGGGCGGGTATTTTCGAACTTAAAAATGGGGCCGCGCCGCGTTCAAAATTTGACACGCAAAAGGACGAGGCAATGAAGGCATTACAAATGGCAGCAAACTTTAATTCCAATGAACGCTTTACAAATCCTGAATAAGAACATCGGGCCGCCCGAAATGAATGTGGTCGGGCGCTTATCCCATGACTTTGCGCAGAACGAAGCGCAAGTGCTTTTAAAACTGACCGAGGCCATCTTGAAGGCTCATGTTGTAATGGGTCTGAACATCGATGCGCAAAAAGTCAATATAAGCGCCGTAGAAGCGCTCAAAAAAATTAAGGATGTCTATCCTCATGCTTGGGTCGATGATGTCGTCAGAAGCCTCTCTATGGCCTCCTACGGAGAGATTAAACTTGACGACCAGCTAAACACAATCAGTCCGGCCAATATTTTTGGCTGGTACAAGCATTTTCGTAACAATCTTGGACATCTTTCAACTGCCCCACCACCACCACAAAATATAACCATGTATCAGCAAACAGAAGATGAAATCAGGGCAATGATGCGCAAAGGGTTTTTCGCGTTCATCCACGACCCTAACGAAAACGATTTAATGATGGAAATCTATTACAACAACCTTATTAGCATGGGCGCTATGTCTGTAAGTGATGAAACAAAAAACGATGCGTATTTCGCCGCCGCGGAAAAGATGGTAAACGCGCCTCCCTATGATTATCTAATCGATAGGAAGATACGCAAAGACCTTTACGCCTATCAGGACTACTTTAAAAGTGTATCTGACAAAAGTGATTTTAAGTTTTCCTCAATGGAAAGCAACTTCATCCACCGGATGATTGTGAAAAACGCAAAACGAAATGTTGTAATGGCGTTTTTAAAAACAGCCGATAAAAACCGGCTTATGGACTTATTCGATGTGTTTCAAACTAAAAACAAAAAATAAATGGAAGTAGAATTTGAAAAGGTTTCTATTGACGATATTCGTCAATTCCTAAACCGGAAAATCAGAAAATATGAACACAAATTAACGCACGCCAATAGCCGCGTTACATTTACCAAGTACCGCAATGAGTTGGCGGTAATGAGAAGTATGCTATTTTACTTAGACATAAGATTTAAAGCCTTAGAAGATGCCAAAGGAAAAGTTCAAAGCTGGAGTTGAGAAACGCCTTTACAAAGTGTCTATCTATCTGACCTTTGAAGAGAAAGAGGAACTGCTGGGAATTGTAAAAGATAGAAAATTATCTGCAATTTTGCGGACAATCCTTTTTGATTGGATGCGCCGTAATCGGCCATAATTTTTGGTGTATTTTGGTTAATTAAAGAAAAAGCCCCGCCGGAATCCAGCGAGGCTTTTTTTGTGCAATTCTTATCTTATGGTCTTGTGAATCCTTGTTGAATCAGACCAGCTTTTGAGCAATCAAAGCAAAGGTCTTCTCCGTAAAGGTTTAGTTGGCTTCCCCATAATTGCATGGAGTTGTTGTAAGAATCAAGGTAGGTCGCCATCGACCTTTCGCTAAACTCACGATTGCCTTGAGCAAAGAAATTTGCACGCGGGCTGGCTACCTTATGCCAAAGGATATTATAGGCAAGAAGGTTGGCCCACGCATCTGTTAAAAATTCTTTCTGTGAACAAATGAAACTATCCAAACTGCAAAGAAGCTGTGCATCGCAATAAACACCCGACTGCGAGTTGTCTTGCGTCCACTCCATTCCTGATTGATAGTTTAAATCGGCTGTTATTGGAAACACTATGAACCCACTTGAACGAATATATGACCAAGCATTTGCGGCAGAACATTCTAAGTCCAATTGGTCAAAGCCATAATCTACAAAGTTTCCGGTAAGTGTAGTTAGGTCGGTGCAATCAACAAGTATTGCAATGTTTATTTTGTCAAAATCAGAATAGAAAACCTGATTTATAGGAAAATAATTCATTCCGGGATTTAAGGACATGGTTCCCGTGGCTAAATCTTTTCCATCCTGCGTTTGAACAATTCTATACGGAACATTATCAACCGCAACCGAGCCAGCGTTGTAAACATATAGCTTCCTTATTCTAACACCAAGATATTTTGAACCACGAAGAGATAGAAATGTACCCCTATATTGTGCGCTGGGGGCAAGAGGATTTACATTTCTCCATTGCTGGACGAATTGATGCGATGTTTGAAAAAGAACTTGATTTAACTGAACCTTGGAAGATATGAATAGCGCGTTTTGAACATCGCGCTTTAGGCGCTCATAGGCTATGTTCTGTACGCTGTTCCAAAATCCGACATAAGACATTTGTTCGGGGCTGGAAATCTGCTCCAGCAACTCCATATACATACCGGGATAATCGTTTATGTATATCCCTGAAAGCGGTGTTTCAATAGAACAGCCTTTCAGTCCGATAAAATTATGTAGGCAACTCATGGTTATATTGTTCGGCCAAAGATAAAAATAAAACCCCGTGATAAATGACTTACCACGGGGCTGAAATCAAAACACCAAAAAAAGTATGGAGTGCGGCAAATATAATTACTCCGCGTTTTTTTCTGCACCAATTGTGGTGATTCTGTAAATTTTGTTTGTCAGGGCAACCCACGCCCCAAGTACCTGACCAAGAATGAATATCAAAACGGTGTCTGAATTGGTTACCCTATCTACCTTGTATAGATAGCCAACCCCTATCAAAAGGCCAACAAGGACAATTGTAGAAGCCGTGTAAGCATAAACTTGCATTCGTTTAGAATACGAGTTTGTGGTCATATACCGGGAATCAGACCCTTGAGAAGACCGCCGAGGAACTTGCCTCTTCGCTCTGCTCTGTCCTGCTTTATTGATTTGGCTTGCTGACATGAATCCAAATATAAAACCGACTTAGCAAGAACTTGCGTGTTTTCTCTAACACCGGAAATCTCTGAACTAACAGATTGCGTGTAAAGTTGGTTATCCAGCGTGGCTGAATCCTGCCGAGCATCAATCCCGATTTGGTGCGTTTTAAATGTCTGAAAATTATACGCAAGCACGCCAAAAGCAATAACGAGAGCAAAGACGAGGATGTGAAAGATGGAAATGGATTTCATTTGAACAAAGATTTAAAAAAGTCTTTAATTATATCCCACAAAGACTTGCGCCGGATTTTCCCATTGGTGTCTATGTATTCCTCTCCATTAACTACGCGAATATAAATATCATAAATAGCAATCATCAAGCGCGCACCAAGAAGGATTAACCAGCCATGCTTCAGAAAAAACTGCTCCCAAGCTGGATAGTCATTAGGAAGATAAACTTGTGTAAAATTGATGTAAGCGATGTAAGCGTAGGCGGGTATGTCTGCCAGCGCATGAAAAATGTTGTCGCGAAGGGCAGCATCTTTTAATAAAGCCATATTACTTCTTTGTCTTTTGTCGGGTCGCAATCACAATGCACAAAAGTTTTAGCGATTCCTATGCGCGTAAATCCTGCGGAGATTAAGGCGCGCACAATAATAAATCGTTCTCTTGAGCCGCCGTTCGGAATGGCGATGTCGGCTGCGAACCCGCTTAAATGAGGGCTATCCGGTACCGCCTGATGTCCTTTATCTTTCAGGCTCTTGTTGTGGGCCGCTGTGCGATACCCGCTATTTATCTTAAATGGAATCTTGGCAATTGCGCGTGCATTGTCTAAACGCATCAAAAACTCCGGCTTCATATTGACACCTGAACCGGGAAGGTCTGGGCTATCAAATTCTGACAAAGAAAAATGCTTCAGTTCCATAGGCACAAATATATGTTCAATACATATTTCAAAATTAAAATAAAATTTGGAGGATTAAATTGCGTTACTACTTTTGCAAAAAAAGTTATGGAAATACCCCCAATTTACAAAAAATCAGAGGTTATGATGCTTGTTGGCTCATATCCCGAAGAGGTGTCGCTTGACCTACTTTCCTCAAAAGTAAACGCCGAAAACGCAACCGAAGAAGATGCGCGTGAAGCTGTAAACCAAATCAGCGTGGCTCTTATGGCTCTTTGCAAAGAAGAAATCGTGAAAAACCAAGTTGGAAAAACGGCTCCGTTCCTAAATCTATGTAGATTTTTGATTTCAGAGTACCCCGAAATTGTGATGGATGATGAAACCTATTATCTGCGCAAAACACTTTTAAATATGCGAGAGGCGATTGCTGAAAACCCAACAGCCATTTTAATCCGTGATGCCTTTATGGAAGAGGATATTCCTGAAAAAGACGCAACCTTTCAGTTTCAATTGGTTGCTGTAAGCAAGGAAGAAAGTTTTATTCCTCAAGACAAAGTTCAAATATTTATTCAAGATGATGAAGAGTAAACCATCTGCCCATCGGCTTATTGCTCATAGCGTAATAAAAACGCAGCCTGACGAGCGGGGTAACTATTTTTCGGTAGAAAGCGACCAGCTTATGCTGATTCGGTCGATATTCTTAAACTTAAAGGCAGAGAATAAAAGCCGCCAAATTGGAGTTCTTTATACCAAGGATAGGAGGCTTGAGGTAAACCGCAATCGCAGTAGGCACTTGTTTAGAAAAAACAACTCTTATGGGTTTAATGAACACATAATCCGAACCGCTATTCTGTTTGATAGCGTACTTCTCAAAGACGAGTTTGGCGTATTTGACATTCCGCGCAGCGTGATTTTAGCGAACGGAACTTATTTAGAATTTATGGAGCAGGGATTTGAAAAACAAATATTTTTGAGCCTTGAAATCATTGAGCGATATAAAAAATGAATCGTCATATTGAGCAAGTAAAAAAGTTTCACCAAGCGTTTGGTCATCCGGTGCGAACCAAACCGACCTTTTTGCCAGAGGAAAGAGTAGAAATGCGAATTGACATTCTACGCGAAGAGATTGATGAATTGGAAGAGGCGATGAAGAATAATGACATTGTATCTATTGCTGATGCCATTATTGATTCTATGTATATCCTGATAGGCCACGCGCTTGAGTATGGTATAGCGCATCGACTTGAGCAATGCTTTGATGAAGTTCAGCGTTCAAATATGAGCAAGCTGGGCAAGGATGGCTTGCCAATTTATAGAGAGGATGGAAAAATTATGAAGGGGCCGGATTATAGTCCGCCCGGTATTGCAGAAATTATTTTGCCTGACAAATATTTATGACCGAGAAACGGCGCTTGGCTACTGAAAAATTTGCAAAAGAGGTAGCCATCAAAGCTGATTCGTATGGTGGTGGTGCTTTGGTTCAAAGCCTACTAAACTACCTGAAAAACTACGGAGCCAATATGGTGGAGTTGGAAAGAGAGAACATCAAAACCGCTTTTGATGCTGGGGTATTGGCGGGGATGAATGTAGAGAAGTCTTGGGAGGCTGCATCCAGCATCTACCTTAAAGACACCTATGAAGATTCCTAAATCCGCGTAAACTTCTTAGCGCGGCTCTTTACGCTTTTCTTACCAACACAACCCCACGCCTGACGAGATAGGTCGTTGGGGCATGGTTTATTCTTACATGGCTTGATGCCTGACGAGCGCGCACAATAGTTATCACCCTTGGCAGTACCCGGTGCGATGCTATACCCTTTAGCGCCAAACTTTACGGTGCGGTCGCCAACCTTTACTTTATATTTTTTTGGAGCAGCCATAATTATCTTCCTTGTCCTTTATATTCCTTGTATCTTTTCTCCTTTGGCCCATTAAACTTCTTATGCTTGCCATCGCGCCTTTTGCCAAAGGTGGTCTTGGTATTGCTGGGCTTGCCTTTTTCCTTTTTCATAATCTTTTGGACAAATATATTAAGCCAGCAAACGCAAAAATCAAAATATCTTTAGTTCCTAAAGGCCAAGCCAAAGGAAAGAAAAAGTAAAATAAATTTGCACAGAAAGAAAAGGCCGCCATATCTTTGCGGCGTTATTTCAACAAAACCAATTAAGATTTATGAAAATCAAAGCAACAAAGGCGTACCTGATAGATGTATCAGCACGCACTATCTCTGACATAGAAATCAGGGATTACACGCAGATTAGTCATTACATAGGCGATGACTGCGATTACTTTACTTGCCCTATATCATGGGCTAACGGAGATACGCTTTACGCTGATGACGAGGGCTTGTTCCACAGCATCAATGGCGGCATAGTTGTTCCTGACTTAAATCAAATCATCGTAGGCAATGTGGTTATACTTGGTGCGAACATGAAAACCGGAGCCAGCCGTGATGTGCGGTTTACAAAGGAGGAAGTTTCTAAGCTGTTTCATTTTATTGATGCCGAGCAAGCGCTGGCATACGCAGAGAAAATTAAAAGTGTTGGTACATTTTTCACAAT